GTCGCGCGACAATGTCATAGCAGTCGCACCCAAGACCCAATTGATAACACAAGTTTCCCCTCTGTAATCCCTAGCATCGACCCTGAGTGTCTCCCTCCAGTCACGGTTGATGCTAGGTGGTTACTTTAGTTACACACTGGTACAGAAGTTACCCTGGTTGACCCAGGTAATTACTGCACCAGTTATGTCTAGTCACAACATAGACAACCAAGGACCAGGACCAGGCAATCTATGTCGATCTAAGGTCCTTTGGTCGCCATGAATACCAAGAGAACCATAGTCACTGTTGATGCCTTAGATGGCATTCTGTGGATGCTGTGGTTGACTGTGGCTGACTGTGGTTGACTAAGGTTGACTAAGGTTGACTAAGGTTGACTAAGGTTGACTAAGGACGTGGTCCCGATTTGTAGACAAAAATCCAGGGGTCAATCCAATAAATTTCTGAAGATAGCCAAATGTCGGTAATGTCGGACAGTGAATCACCCAGGATAGCAGTCGATAACATATCCTCTGCTGTAAGAAACCTAGGAACCACGGGGCCTACAGCGATTGACGATAGAAATCTGGGACTCCTGCCCTGGAATCTGGCCCCCATGGGTCTAATGTCAATGTCGATTCAAAAAGACCGCTAAACCCCCGACTTGTTGTTGTTGTTGTCTGACCTTTGTAACGAGAGTCCACCCACGAAACCAAGGACCCTAGTCCACCCATGAAAATCATTATTACCGAAGACTACCTAAAACACGGTTTCTTTCACGTCTTACCTGAGTTTGAACTCACGTTTACCCGTCCTGAGAATGAACTAATGAGTATCCGCATTAGCTGGCTCAATGGGTCCCTCTGGATCGAGAAGTAACCCCCACACAGGAACACCCCCATGCCCATAGAACCCAATGTCCAGTACATAGATGACCTGGTACCTGCGAACCCACCTGCGACAGACCCCCTGTCCCAGGTCGATGACCATCTCAAGTTGATCAAGCTGGCAGTCCAACAGTCGTTCCCAGGTATCACTGGGGCCATGACTGCTACCCATACGGTCCTCAATGGACTCGATGGCAGGGTCACAGCATTGGAGGGCAGTGTCGCCATAGAAAACAATAGCGGCACCCCCGTCCTCGGCACAGGTATTACCACGGCTGAAATCAGGAACTTAATAGGTGTTGGCAGTGTGCAGGCTGTGTCCTTTGGAAACCTATCAACCCCCCAGGTAACGATAGGCCCTTGGAAAATCACAGAGTCTGGTAACTCCCTGTACTTTAAGTATGGAAACAGCAGCGTCAACAAAGTACGCATAGATTCCAATGGTGACATCCGAACAGTAGGCGATGTAATAGCAGCAGCGAGTATTTAATATATGGGACAAATTCTACCTCTACGTAAACTTTCCGACGTAGGAGTAGTCACTGACCAGAGTCCCAGCAGTCTACCCCCTACGGCATTCACTAGGGCCAAGAACGTCCGGTTTGACGAGGGTGCTGTTGTAAGGTCCCCAGTCTTTCGCAGAGTAAAAGACATCCCTAGCAACTTCAGTACCAGGCACGTATTTGGTATCGAAGCAGCCAGCGGTTACAACACTGTGCTGTTAGTGTCGGATACCTTCGTACTCAGTGAGTATGCCAACGGTACCCTTAGTGACCGCAGCGGCTCTATCTCGGCTATGTCTGCATCCGATGCTGCCTACACAGGAACATCCCTGGCTGACGTAATCTATGTCAACCGTGAGGACCGTGTGCCTGTCTTCCGCACTGCCGGTGGTACTAACTTTGCTGATCTAACCAACTGGAACTCAGGTTGGAGAGCAGGCTCCCTTCGGTCCTATGGCGACTTTATGATTGCCATGAACCTGTCCGAGGGTGGCACTGATTACCCCAGCAGAGTAAGGTTTTCTAACCTGGTGTTGTCTGGCCAGGCCCCTGATTCTTGGGATGCAGCGGATACCACAAAGTCGGCAGGCTTCATTGACCTGGTCGATCTCAAGACCCCCATCATCGATGGTTTCCCTTTAGGTAAAAACTTTATTATCTACAGTGCCGACCAGGTTTACCTGATGGAGTTTGTCGGTGGCACCTTCATTATGAATACCCGCAAGCTATTCTCGGATGCAGGGATCATCAACCAAAACTGTGCCGTCGAAGTAGAGAACCAACACTTCGTCTTTAGCGAGAATGACATCTATGTTCACAACGGTGGCTCACGTCAATCTATCGTAGATGAACGTGTCAGGAACTACATATTCAATGGCATGGACACAGCGGCCTACCGTAAGTTTTTTGTACAGCACAACCCCGACCTCAACGAAATCTATTTTTGCTATAAGTCGGGTGATGACATGGCCGTGTTTACCGATGGTGAGCGATGCAACCGTGCCGCAGTATTCAACTACAGAAACAGTACCTGGTCCTTCGTGGATATGCCCAATGTGGCCTCCGGTACTATTGCCAATGTTCAGTCTAGTGCGACCTACGCAACAACTGCACTGACCTTTGATACTGCCGGTGGTAGCTACCAGAGCCAGTCTAGTGGTTTTGATTACCACACTTTGTTTGTCGGTGACTCTGTCGGTGCAATAACTGAAAACGGCCTCTACGGTTTAGACAATGCAGACACCGGTACCCTAAGTTTCCCCATGGATACCAATGCAACCAGGCCAGCGTTCCTTGAGCGTGTCGGTATTGACCTGGACGAAATGTCTCAACTGTCTGGCTACAAGATAATCAACAAGCTATACCCTCAGATTGAGACCCCCAGCTCAGACAAAGTTTTTAACTTTTCTATGGGTGGTGCCAACCTTTTATCCGCTGCCCCTACCTACGAAACCACAGTATCTTTTGACTCGTCGGTAGACTACAAGATCGACTCCAGGGCATCAGGCCGGTACCTGTCCTACAAGGTAGATATCCCTGTAGCTAAAGACTTTAGTTTCACTGGTTTTGATTTGGACGTGTCGATCACTGGGAGAAGATAAATGCCCATCAACAGAAACACCGACCTAATCCTTAACAGGTACACAAGGTCCAGCGTACCCGACGATACCGATGACCTCCCCAGGTACCTCACAGAGGAACTACAGCGGCTTGAGAGTATCGTCAGGGACATGGGCGATGCTGCTGTACAGGCTACGGACAACCCCCCGCCCATCCCAAAGAAGGGCATGGTCCGGTTCAGTATCCTCCCCTGGAATCCCTTGGGCAACAACGCCCAGCAGCTGGTCGTCTACAACGGCACGGCCTGGGTGGCGGTATGAATATAGACAAGTCACTAAAGGCAGCAGTAACCCACCTAGAGAATTCCCTGGAACAGGCTATTGAATCTGGAGAAGCTGAGTGCGCTATTGACCAAAGTAGTCTGCGTCACTTTTTCACTGAATCTATAGATGAATATGGCTGCGGAACTTATACCAGGGAACTCACCGTGCCAAAGGGCCTAGTGTTTGTCGGTAAATTACATCGGCATTCTCATGTGGCCTTTTTACTAGAAGGCGAAATGCTAGTTGTATCCGCGACTGGCAAAGAGAGAATAAAGGCCCCGCACACATGGGTGTCTCCCGTAGGAGCAAAGAGAGCATTCTACGCACTAGAGAAATCAATACTTTCAACAGTGCATATCACGAAACACTTAACAACAGATGAGATAGATAAAGTAGAGGACGAGCTAATTGCTCCGTCATATGAATCTATGGGTCTTGAAGAGCCCGATCTAAGTCTTATATTGGAGAAAACCTAATGTCTTTTATTAAAGTTGGTCTTGCTATAGGCGGGGCCGTTTTAGGCAGTTCCGCAAGTAGGAGCGCAGCTAAGTCTGCATCCGCAGCCCAAGACAGGGCAACAGAGGCCAGTGCAGAAGCATTCCGCTTTAGTAAACCCTACATTAAGCGATCATACGACGCTTCCCAAGGTTTTAACCAGGACGTTTTAAACACCGGCAACTATCAGGGTCAGACACTCGCCAACACTCCCTGGCAGCTGGTTCAGGGTAACCAAAAGATCGCTGGGATGGGCAAGAAGTTGATGCCTATGGCCTTCGGCATGGCTAACACTGGATCTGCTTTTGCAAATAACTACGGTGACCTTTTTGCACAGTCTCAGGAAGACCGAATGGGTACTGCCCAGCAGTATGCCCTGGACAATAGTCAGCCACTAATAAATGCAGCAATGCGCGATGACTATAGAAATCTTACTGAGCAAACTTTGCCTGGCATAAACATGGGCGCGTCAGGCAGCGGCAACATGAACTCTTCGAGAGCGGGTATTGCGGATGCGGTTGCTAACCGCGCCTTCGATGACCGAAAGGCCGATGTCTCTGCAAACATCCAGAACCAGTTAATGAATCAAAGTCTGGGACAGCAGAACACTCAGTTTAACCAGGCAATGAACGCCAACGATGGTCTATCAGATGCCTTTAAGCAGGGTATCAATGCAGCAGGCACAGGTGGCGACTGGATGACTGGGGCTGGCCAAAACTTGATGAACCTTGATCAGCAGCAACTCAATGATCTTAAAGCCAGGTTCGAGGCTGAACGAGACTTTGCATTTAACCAGCAACAAAAGTTTCAGCAGGGCACATTGAACAATGCCGTCTATACAAATCCCACGGTGGCTCCAAACTTGTACAACCCGTCCATGGCTGGTTTCGGTGGTGCGATGCAGGGGGCAGGGACGATGCTAGACATGTTTAAAACTTTTAAAGAAATAGGTTAAAGGATAAGTACAGATATGGCCTACCAATACGTCAATACTAATACCCGACCAATCCTAAATGATGATCCCTATAAAAGAAATCAGCAGGGCATTTTGAACGCGCAGGTCGGTTGGGAAACCATGAAACTTATGCCCCATGACGCTCGTATGGCTGCCTACAAGCAGCACCCCAACATGAGTATGCAGCAAATTGCACAAATGAGGGCACAGCAGTCTTTACAGCCTCAGCAACAAATGCAGCCTATGAACTCTGGAGTACCCCCTCTCCTGGCGCGTCCAAGGACCGCACAGGACGTACCGTCGATGGGCACAGGTGGGCCTCTTACTAGATCAGCAATGGATGCAGCAGCACCTGTTACTCAGCGGCCTGCGCTATCTGCCAACGGCCAGCAAAACTTTGTAATGCAACAGCAGCCTGTTCTGTCTATAGGGGCTAATGCACCTCAAGGTCCTTACCAGCAGGGCCAGGGAGCAATCCTAAATAACCCAGGCAATGCTGCCCCAAGTGGACCTCCCGTAGAGACTCCCCCAGAAGCTACAAGTGTAGAAACCGGTAAACGAAGAGATGGTACCCAGGTCGGCCAGGCTAACCCAGGCAAAGACTACTCTCGACTAGCGGAACGTCTCATTCGTATGGGTGGAGCTATGAATGCAAATGCTCACCTGGGCGGCAATGCAATGCTTGGAGCTATGGCTGACCAGCAGGGCATGATAATCAACGAAGAAGAAGCCCAGCGTAATGCTGAAGCTGATCGCCAACTGTCAGCGGCCTCGGCTTACCAGGATGCGATCCTGGAGCAGCAGGACCTTCTGAATGGCATGAGTGACCAGGATAGAAAACTTGAGGATGCGTTCAACAAGTTTAATACCTTCGGTAACAATGTGACGGGTGTCTTTGACTCGACTGCAAAATCATTCTGGGACAATCTCCCGTTTGGTGATCCCAAGCGAGAAGCGTTCCGAACTGAACTCAAGGCCATCATGGTCGACGAAACTCTTTTGCGAACTGCTAATACCAAGGGTGCTATCTCTGATAAAGAAATGCAACTATTCCAATCTGCTGTTCCAAGCATGAACCAGTCAGAGGAAGTCTGGAAAGCATGGATCACAGCACGTCGAGAAAACATAGCCGTAATCAGAAACAGACTGGCCAACGGAATCACTGTGTCCCGTGATGCTGATATTGGATTCAAAAATAAATATGAAGCGCCAACGACATCTTCTGTCCAGCCCCAGGGCGGTACTCAACCTACCCAAGCCGACGATGACGCATTGTTTGATTTCTAAAAAATAGGTTCCCCTGATATGACGCAAAGAACACCTGATGAGTTTAAAGCTGCCTACGAACATCACAAGAACGCAGGCGACACACAGAAAGCAGCAAGGGTAGCGCAGCTTTATCGTCAGTCATTAGCGCAGCAGCAACCTCAGCAGCAACCTCAGCAGCAACAGCCAGCAGGTTCCCAGGTACCGCAGGGCCAGAGAGATAATGCATTTGAGTATGGTTTGGACCAGGCACAAAGCCTGTATGGCGGCCTTGTAGAAACTGTCGGTAAGAAAGTTGGAAGCCAGGGGATGATGCAGTACGGACAAAACGTGCAGGAGCAGCAAGAAAAAGACATGGCCAAAGGCGGCTACCAGTTCCAGTATGACTCTTTTGGCGATGCTATCGATAAAGGTGGTCTTGGCGGGTTTGCCTCTCACGGGGGTTCTGTTGTAGCAGCTGGGCTTCCCACTACTGGTGCAACTTTAGTAGGAGGTGGTGCAACTGCTCTAGCTGCGTTTTATGGTGCCCCTGCTTGGGCAGTCGCAGCATTAGGTGGGGCTACGACAGCCGGAGGTATTGGCCTCGGAATAGGTGAAAATGCCCTCGAACAAAAAGAAAAAACAGGTAAGCTCAACCCAGATGTTGCTATTGGTGTCGGTGTTATTAGCGGTCTGCTTGATCGGATAGGTGTCCGTAAAGTATTTAGCATGAAGGACCTGGAGAAAATGACTACCCAGGAAATCGCAGACAAGCTACGCAAAAAGGGCATGGGATCGAAGGCCGCAGAATTCCTGAAAGGTATGGGAGCCGAGGCAATCACAGAGACTGCCCAGGAAGGCACCAATATCGCTGCAACGTCAGCTTTAGGCGGTGAGTACACAGGACAGGAAGTAGAACAACGTCTTACCGATGCAGGCATCACAGGCGGCCTGATGGCTGGCACTATAAAAACCGGCACAGGCACTGTAAAAGCAGCAACTAACCTGGTCACAGGCGGCAGCCCAAGCTCAAATATGTCGGACCAAGAGTCCCAGGCAGCTGCAAGTTACGCACAGCGTCTTATAAAGAAAGCAGAAGCCAACGGGTATGACCTACGCGACATTGATACAAGCTCAGACAAAGGAGCAAGGAAAGCAGTAGATAGCACTCATGTCGATATGTCTGTAAGCCTTCGCCAGCTGTTTGATGATCTCAAGCCGATACTGGACATTAAAGATACTGACAGCCTGGACGCAGTAGCAGAAAAAGTATTAGCAAAAGTTGCCTACCGAAAAGCAAATAACAAAACTAAAAACACAGTCGAACAAGAAGATTTTGCGGCAGTAGAAAAACTTGCAGGCAACACGCAGGAAGGGCGACGTGCGATCAACCTAATGCACGAACTAAATCAGATGACTACCATTCACAATGGTGGTTACAAAGGCGGTGTATCTCAGTACACCGATCAGCTGGCCCCATTAGGGTTGGGTGGCGAAGGTTACGACCGTGGCAAAGCAATCTCAGAGCGTCTACTGCGTCCCCTGGTAACTGCCCAGGCATTTGCAAGTACAGGCGGTTCCTCTTTGTTGGGTCAGTTAGGTGCAATGGGCACCGGACGAGCTATCGACAAAGTTACTGGTAGACGATCAACTGTTGACAGGTTTGCACGTAAATACGGTAAGCAACCAGGTCAGCCTGCACCTACTGGTCCAAGTGTACGCGAAGAAAATATTGCGGATATCGGTGAGCAGGAACGCCTGGCAGCAGAAGAAGCTGCACGACAAGAACAAATGGCAGCAGAGCAACGTGATGCCAACCTGGCCCGTGTCGACGCAGGCGCACCTCCACAGTTCGGTAGCCCCGAAGACATCATGCGTGATGGCACTGGCCTAGATCGTGCAGAAATTGCTCAGGTCCTTAGAATACTAAAGGCTAACCCGAATACACTGCCTGCTGTTAGACGCGCCATTGATGCCTACGAGCAAGGTATCGCAGTCGGTGGCGAGATGGACTTTTCGCTGATTAGAGACATCAACGCATTCGTCGACGCTAACCCAAATTATGTACAGCGTAATAGGCAACCAAATGTACAACGTGCAGCTGCAACTGCCCAGGCAGGAGCGCAGCAGAACCTAACCCAGCGAGACCAAAACTATCAGCGTGGGATCGAGAACAACCTGGCATTCGTCAAGCAACTCCAGGATCAGCTGAACGATGACAAGTCTGTACGTCCTATAGAGAAAGCCAAGCTACTTGATACATTAAACAGCATGCAGTTTGACCTGGGTGCTGACCCAATCGCTGCACTAAAGGCTCACGCAGAGCGTCTATATGATGGCGGTGTTAGCCAGGATGCACTACAGCAGTATTTCCTACCTTACATGGAGCGAGTACAGCAGCAGCAACAGGCAGCGCAGAGAAAGAGAGAGGCCGACCTAAGCGATTCAGAAACTATTGCGTCTGCTCAGGATGCTATGGATGACGCACGTATTGTTCCTGTCCCTTTCAATAACCAAGGGATGCAAAATGCATTCGGTGTTAACTCTCCTACCGAGGGCGGTAACTATATCGACCTAGATAGCAGAGAGGACCTTACAGGCAACACATATGCATTAGGTTCCGTAAAGATAATCGACGGTAAGCCACTACTAGAAACAAATGATGCCCCTGCTGCTCCAGCTACAAGGGACAGTGGAAACAAAGTAAAGGTAAACCTGTTTAAGAAAAAAGCTGGGTGGTCCTGGGTCGACTATGACGGCCCTGATACGATTGTATCCACAGAGCAAGGTGGTAAGCACCACTACAGTCTGAATACAGATTTCCAAACTCCGGTTACATTGCAGACTTACCCTAAACAACCTTCGGAACCTCGTCTACGTCCTACTAGCCAGGGAAAAGTTGTCCTGGGGAATAAGATTGGCAGCATATCTGTACGTGGAAAACTGCACCCTGTTTATGACCAGGTGACTATCCAGGACAAACGTGCAGATCGCCAACAGTTCAACGATGACCGATCCCCTCAGCCAGTCGGTGAGACTGTAGCGCAGCGTAAGCAACGTGCAGAAGAGCAAGGGTATGATACAGGTACTGTCTATTATCACGGCACAGCCTCTGGATTTAGTGCGTTTTCCAAAGACAAGCGGGGGGATGGTACTGGCGCACGTTCTGCAAAACAGGCTTTTTTCTTTAGTGATAGCGCACGTACAGCCCAAAGTTACGCACATAACTCAGCAGTTAGATTGCCTGTTCTTAAAGTTTTAAGAGAAGCTGACGCAGCTGAACGTAAAGGCGACTTTGATAAATACGATTCACTTATTGGCGATGCAGAGGCACTTGAGAATCGCCTTGATGATGATCGTAGGAACGGACAAAACATTGTTCCTGTTTACCTACCAAACGATGATTCATTAAGAATTAAAAATATGAGAGGCCGCTCATTTGATGACTTTGGTGTATCTGATGAAATTTCTGAGGAACTAAAGTCTGCAAAAAGCGATGGGCTAAAAGGGGTTAAGTTCCTTAATCTAAATGACTCTGCTGGCCTTGCAGATGATCCGTCTACCCACGTAGCAATCTTTGAGCCATCAAACATACGCTCAGTAAATGCTCAGTTTGACCCAGCAAAAACAGATTCAGCGAACCTGTCTGATTCGCGCAGCCCGTCCATACCCGCACTTACCCAGGTATCAAGCCCAAATATTATTTCCCTGGTAGACGGTACGGAAACACCTCCGAAAATGACCGTGAAGGCTGAGGTAGGAAACTTCCTGCAAACTCGCGCCCTGGAAAAACTTGGTGGCATACCACGCGATCTAAACGACCCCGCAGACCGATCTGCAATTGCGGATGACCTGGTGTCAGAAGCAATCTACGAGATGGAGTCTAAAGACAGCGCAGTAGAATGGTATGACTCTACTATCGAAAGTATGCTGGAAATGTTGTCTCTAAAATACCCAGAGATTGCAGACGATCCAAACGCAAAAACACCAATGCTGGTTTCCCTGGCTATCATGTCGCAAAACTTAGATGTTCCAACGAATCTAAAGATGGCAGAAAAAGCATACGAATACTTTAGGGAAAACGGTCGTTTTGAAATACACGGGACTGGGAAAAGCCTAGCCGTAATGAAACAAAACTTCGACAAAGCCAACAGGATGATTGAAAAGCTCGGAAGCATGGAAGCCTTTACAGAGTTTTTGCAGATGGAGTTACCTGTAAAAGATATGAATACAGCACTCCAGGGTATGCTTGGTGACGATGGTAAAGTAGGTGGTGAAAACATGGACACTGTTGTCTATGGTTCAGCAATCTTTGGACCCAAAGTTGGCAATGGTTTCTACACTAATCTACGTGGTGATTTTACTCCCGTCACTATGGATATGTGGTTCATGCGAACTGTTGGTCGCCTAAAAGGTGACCTCATGGAATTCAATGAGGCTAAATTTCAAAAGCAGCTTGATAGACTGAAGACTGCCCTGGGCAGAAAGCGTATCAGCCGTGAAAAGCTAATTGAAGAAGCTATGCGGTTACGTAAAGCCCATGAGAAAGACTACAAAGACAACGAAAAGCTGTACAAAGCAAAAATCAAAACCAAATCTGAAGCTACCCTTGCAGCTGAAACTATTGTTAAATCTCTGACAGCAACTACTGACGCACCAAAGAGCGGTGGAGAAAGAAATATCCTCCGTGACCTGGTTCAAGAGGCCGTCGCTAAGTTTAACGACAAAACTGGTCTTAACATCGAGCCTGCGGCATTCCAGGCATTAATCTGGTATCCTGAGCAGGACCTTTACAAAAGTTTAGGTGTGCAGCTAAAGCACGTCAGGCAGGATTACGCTAACAGTGCAAAACAGTTACTAAAGAAGGAAGGTTACAATGAAAACGACCTCAACAGTGCAATCGACAGGGTTCGGAGCCGCAGAGAACAAAGAGCAGGACAAGTTCGACAAGGCCCAGGCCAAGTTGACCAACAAGCAGCTAGACCAGCAGACAGACGCTCTGGTATCCCTGTACAACAAGATCAAGGCCCAATCCTCACCCAAGACGAAAGAGACATAGATTACACCGATGTAACTAAGTTTCTCCCTCCCACAGTATCCAAAGTAAAAGACCAGCTACCCGAAGCCCAGGTTGTTGTCGATGGAATTATTAACATCGGTAAAAAAGGCACCAGGTTCGAAAATGGCATAGGTACCCAAGAAGACTTACTGGCACTCGCAGACCATCTCGATATAGCCGTCAAAATCTATGATGACGCAGAGGTATACTACAAAGAGAGTCAGGACACGGAAAGAAATACAAATGGCCGTCACCGTGGAGGCCCTCGCAGCAGTGAGATATGGGTAAAAGGTAAAGAAATACTAGGAGAATTACCTGCGTTTATTACACTTACTCACGAAGTCAGCCACGGCATGGAAAACCGTCCAGAAAATGCAGATGCTGACGATACACTCTATCAAAATAATCATGCCCATCCTGGGGCAACTAAAAATAGAAAGTCTTTGTATTACGCAGGGAGCTTGCGCCATAAAATAGCCTCGGCAGTACACTCTGCCGCCTGGTACCAGGGTATCGACTATGAGCCCGACAAAAAGTATTACCGCGATGAGTTAATAAATTCAGATCGTGTGTCTCTTACATACGGGGACGCAGTGAAGATAAAGAACGAAATCGAAAAGATACAACGTATGGCAGTTTCTAATCCAAGCATGGCTAACTTAGGCAGCAAGAATCTTCGATCTACGCCAGATTCTATTACTGCAAATTTCTTGAAAAATGATCTTGTACGCCTTGGGATGCCAGACCGAGAAATAACTTCCGATGAGATTAAAGCAGGAAGAAAGGCATACAAAAACGGTGTAAGAATGGTTATGGACCCATACCGGAAGTACATTCGAGAAGACGCTGAGTTTGCTGTAGACCCCGTTATCCTTTATTTAATGGACCCTAAAACCATGAAGCGCGTGGCTCCGGTTACCGCGAAGTACATACGCGACCATTTCGACAAAGCTAATCTTCCAGTTAAATTCCATGCCCATCCTATGGCTGTAATCCTGTCCATTCTAATGGCAGGTGCGCTTATGAAAGGCGAAGAGGAAGAAGAAGAGAAAATGGCACCTGGTGCGCTTAGTCCACAACCTGCACTTCTGAGTGCGTAGGAGAACCCGTGAAAGAGAGAGCAATTGATGTGGTGGCCATGCTGCCACAAATAGAAATGGTTAAAAACAGCAAGTTACTTTCTGCTGAGGACAAGGCCGTCTGTCTACGAGAGTTGGCGACAAGCCTGCCACCGGAAATGCTATGCAGTGGTTTCCCTGGTGTTAGGAGAATTGTCGAACAAGTTATTGATAGAGAGGTGGCAAATGCCCAGCCCAAGAAAGCAGAGAAAAAAGTCCCCGCCAAAGCCCCTGAAAAGGCCCCAAAACGCCCCAAAAAATAATTACTTTGCAAACCTTATGTCGACACCAGAGGGAAGGGCACTTAGAAAGCAGTGGTCCACCAAGCCTCGCAAGAATGCTGGTAGACCGAAGGGTGTACCTGACGGGCACACTGCGGAGACAATAAAACCTATTCGTGAACAAGCTAAAAAAGACGCTAAAAAGGTAGTGGAAATTATGTCAGAGAAATTCAACATTGAAGACGAGTACCAAAAGGAAGCCTTGAAAACCGCAGTAGAAGTTATGCGTGTCGACGGTCAATCCAGAGAAAGACTCGCAGCAGCACGTCTGGTATTAGATTTTACCAAGAGCAAGCCTGCGTCAAAGTCTGATGTCTCTATCCATAAAGCAGAAGACTTTTTAGCATCATTGTTAGTCGAGGATGAGCAAACCGATGAACAAGCAATTGAAGGAAGTGCGGAAGAAGTTACTAAATAGTTTTGAGTTTTACAGTAAATCTGCCCTCAAGATAAGAACAAAAGCAGGCAAGATCACCCCCCTCAAGTTAAACCCAGCCCAGCAAATTCTAAACGCTGCGGTTGAGGACCAGATGGCCACCGAAGGCAAAGTCAGGGTCATTATTCTAAAAGCAAGACAGCAAGGTTTATCTACTTACACAGGCGGCTACCTTTATTACTCGGTAAGCCAACGTCCTGCGTGTAAGGGGATGGTCATCACACACCATGCCGACAGTACCAGGGCACTCTTTGATATGACCAAGAGATTCCATGAGCATTGTCCAGATATCCTCAAGCCCCACACGAAATACTCTTCAAGGCGGGAGATGAATTTTGATGTTCTTGACTCTAGTTTCGTCGTTGCAACAGCAGGTGGTGAAAGCATTGGCCGTGGTGAAACGCTTACTCACGTCCATGCTTCGGAACTCGCCTTCTGGCAAAAAAGCACTGCTCTGGACAATTGGAATGGCCTCACGCAAGCAGTACCTAATACAAAAGGCACGGCTATTTTTGTTGAGTCTACCGCCAATGGTGTCAACGGTATTTTCTATGACCTATGGCGTGGCGCGGTTGACGGCACTAATGGTTACGTTCCTGTTTTTATTCCTTGGTTCACTGATCCTGATTACCGTGAACCCACTACTGAGCATTTTGAAAGAACGCCAGAAGAGGAAGAGTTAGCCGAGAAGTTTGACCTGGACGATGAGCAGCTAATGTTCCGTCGCAAAAAGGTTGCCCAGAATGGCCTGGACCTATTCCGACAGGAGTACCCAAGCGAACCTGACGAGGCATTCCTGACAACTGGTCGCCCCGTGTTTAACCCAGACCAGCTAGTTAAAAACCTGGAGTCTACCAGGGACCTTGAGTCCCGAATGGCCCTGGAGAATAACGAGTGGAACCCTAATCACCGTGGCGAATTGTTTACCTGGCGACCTCACGTCGAGGGTGAGCAGTATTGCATCGGTGCTGACTGTTCCATGGGTGTCAGAGGGGGTGACTACAGTGTTGCCCAGGTGTTGGATTCCAAGAAGCGACAGGTAGCCACATTTCGGGCACACGTCCACCCCGACTACTTCGCTGAGGTCCTGTACAACTTAGGTATGTACTACAACGAAGCCTTGATATGCGTCGAGAATAACTCTCACGGCATTCTTACCTGTACACGCCTTGGAAAAGACATGGCCTACCCGAACTTTTACACAGAGATTCAGCACGACAAGGTGACTGATCGAGAAACTGTAAAACTAGGGTTCTCTACTACCGCAAAAACCAAACCCCTCATCATTGACCAACTCAGGGCCACCATGCGTGACGAAGAGTTGGAGCTAAATGACAAGGTCACTATACGAGAAATGCTGACATACATCGTGACTGAGTCTGGAGCCATGCAAGCTGAAAGTGGCTGCTATGACGATTGCGTGATGAGCCTGGCATTAGCAAATTATGTCCACCAAGGAGCCTGGGAACCCATTGAGGTTTCTGATTCTTATTACATTGAAATGGTATAAATAATGGCAAAACGTAAAGACTACAAGAAACTGTCGGACACTAACATCGTCACCCTGGTCGATGAGAATGTTGGCCTAGCAGTAGGCTATGCAGATTCAGAGTTGAGTACGGAACGTGCAAATGTTGTCGACTACTACAACGGAACTTTGCCCAAGCCGCTGCACGATGGAAACTCAAAGTACGTGTCTTTAGATTTGTACGATGCAGTGGAGAGCCTTAAAGCTGCACTCCTTGAAACCTTCAGTAGTGGCAATAAGACAGTAAAGTTTAGCCCACAGAACCAGGACGATGTTGCTAAGGCAAAAATCTGCACTGAGTACACTGACTACGTAGTTCATCGTCAGAATGATATGTACAAGGTGATGTCTACGGTTATACATGATGGGCTAATTGCCAGGGCAGGCATTGCCAAAGTATTCTGGGAAGAATCCGCGCACTTCGATTACGAAGAGTTTGAGGATGTCACCGAGGGCGAACTAGATATGCTCCTGGCCCAGGACGATGTCGAGCTAGTAGAAAGCACTACCGATGACCTGGGGTTGATCTCTGGGACCATCAGTATCGAAAGTGACACCTCCCAGGTAGCTATTGAGAACATCGCACCGGAAGAATTCCTTATCGAGACCCAGGCAAAGAGCCTGGACTCTGTTAACTTCTGTGCCCACAGAACAAAGAAAACAATCTCTGAGCTAACCGACGAAGGATACCCCAAGAAACTCCTGGACAAGATCGGGGAGCATTCTGATGTGGACATGGAAACCGATCCAGAAATATTGAGCCGTTTCGATAATATAGGCAACCGCAGTTTTAACTCGTCTGGTTACCAGGACCAGGTACGCACCGTCATGGTGTACGAAGCCTACATTATGCTAGATGTTGAGGGGACGGGAGTCGCTGAACTATACAAAGTAATCAAAGCTGGCAATGTTCTTTTATCTAAAGAAAAAGTATCCAGAAAACCCTTCATTGCTTTTGTTCCGCTCCCGATCCCTCACGCTTTTTATGGCAACAACTATGCTGCCAAAGTTATACCCACACAGAACGCCCGTACAGTGCTGACCCGGTCAATCCTGGACCATGCCATGATTACAAATAACCCCCGTTACACAGTAGTTAAAGGCGGCCTGACCAATCCCAGAGAATTAATTGATAACCGTGTGGGCGGGATCGTGAACACCACCAGGCCCGATGCAATCTCACCGATGCTACAGGCTCCTTTGAATCCGTTCACGTTCCAGACCATTCAGATGCTGGACGAAGACAAAGAAGACACTACTGGTGTCTCCAAGATTTCCCAGGGCCTAAACAAAGACGCAGTCAGCAAGCAAAACTCAGCCGCCATGGTTGAGCAGCTGGCGACCATGTCTCAGCAGCGGCAGAAGATTATCGCCAGGAACTTTGCTAACCAATTTGTTAAGCCACTGTTCCAGGAGGTTTATCAGCTGGTCTGTGAGAACGAAAGCCAGGAGCGCATTGTTGAGCTATCAGGTGAGTACGTGGCCTGTGATCCTCGCAAGTGGCGCGAGAAGCGCGATGTCGTTACTGAGATGCACCTGGGCTACGGAGAGCAGGACCGAGAATCTCAAAAGTACCTGGCACTGCACACGCTACTAAGTTCCGACCCTTCATTGTCCAAAATGTACCAGCCTCAGAATCAGTACGAGCTAATCTCTCGGACAATGGACATGACAGGTATCAAGGATGTCAGTGCATTCCTGACGAACCCACAAGAGTTGCCAGAAGAGCAGCCTGATCCCGCACAAGAGTTGCAGATGCAGATGATGCAAAAGCAGCTTGAAGTACAGGAACGTCAGACAGCAGTTGCTGAAATGAAAGCCCAGGTAGACGCTGAAATTAGCAAGATGAAACTTCAGTTGGAGAAAGCCAAGGTTGAAAACCAGCATGCTATCCAGAGCGACAACATGGACCTCAAAGAAGAGCAGCTACGACATAAGAAAGAGATTGACGCTGCCGAGATGGTCCTGGCACAACGTGCTGAACAGATTACTGCCATTGCAAGCCCGAATGGTTAAACCCCTAGTCTTTTAAGGAGAGACGAATGACCGAAGAAGAAAAGATGGTCGCCATGGGGGATCACGCTGAAAACTTTCTACAGAGTGATTCCTTTAACGCCATTATCAACAGCCTGGTAGAACAATGCTTCCAAAGTTTTGCCTTTAGTAAGCCCGAAGATGAAGCTGTAAGGCAGCATGCCTACTACCAGTATTTAGCAGTAACAGAAATAGTCGACACCATTAAACAACGTGTCGCTGTACGTGATGAAATTAACAACAGAGCAAGCGACAGCCGCTCAGAAGAGGAATAGACCATGTCAATTGATAACGTCAATAATACTTCCGACTCTCCCCTGGCATCAGTAGACGATGCCGCAGAAGCTATACTTGGACAATGGGAAGACGCTGATGAAGATCAGCTATCTGAAGATAGTCAAGAGGCTACAGATGAATCTACAGACGAGACTGACGTAGAGGAATCTGAAGAAACCGAAGATGAAACTGAAGACGAAGAATCTGATGAGGAAACTGAGGACCCTGACGAAGAATTAGAGGAAACCGAAGACAGTGACGAAGAGTCCGAGGACGATGATCAAGAAGTAGAAGAAATTGATCTGTCCGATGACACCCTGGTCGAGATTACTGTCGATGGAGAATCTAAGCAGGCATCCATAAAGGACCTTAAAAGACTCTACGGTCAAGAAGCATCTTTAACACGTAAGTCTCAAGAAGCTGCATCACAACGTAAGTTGGCCGATGACCAGCTGCAAAAAGCCGATGCGTCATTACAAGCAATGCTTAGTCGAGCCCAGGAACGGTACAAGCCGTACTCTGAGGTCGACATGTTGGTTGCCAGTAAGCAGATGGATGCCGAGTCATTCACTGCACTGAGAGCCGAAGCAAAGCAAGCCGAAGACGATCTTAAATTTCTAAGCGAAGAAGCCGACCAATTCTATTCGTTCGTTAAGCAGCAACAAGCCGAAGCAAAACAGGCAGAAGCTAAAGAGTGCATAAAGGTCCTACAGAAAGAAATTCCTGACTGGAACAATGACCTCTATAACGACATACGAAGCTATGCAATTGGCCAGGGATTACCTGAAGAAGCCGTCAATCAATACTCCGATCCAAACGTGATCATGTTGCTTAACAAAGCGCGAATGTTTGACCAAACTAAAAAGGTAGCCACTGCGAAAAAGGCTAAAGCGTCTAAGAAGATTTTGAGATCGAAGAAGGCACCCCCAACCAAAGCTGACATAAAAGCCCAACGTCAAAAGAAGACCATGGACAAGCTCAGAAGCGGTGGCAATGACCTCGACAATATTGCGGATGCGATTATGGCTGGCTGGGAATGATGCTCTATTTTTATTTTAATTTTCTCATTTTCAAAAGGTAATAAATCATGGCTACATTAGTCTCATATGCAACTGTTGGGTTGGCCGAAGACGTTTCCCAAACCATTGCAAATATCTCGCCAACCAGCGTGCCATTCACCTCTGCCATCAAGTCAGAGAAAGTATCAGCCCGTTCGTTTTCTTGGTTAGAAGATTCAATTCGTGCGGCTGGCGTAAATGCGCTTGTAGAAGGTGCAGACGCAGCAACTACTGCCATCGGTCAGCCAACTGAGCGGTCTAACAACACTCAGATCATCGGTGAAGCATTTAAAGTTGCTGCAACTGTTGACGCTGTTCAGACCCACGGTCGTGCTAAGGAAACTGCATACGCCCTGGCAAAGACTCTGAAGGCAATTAAGCTCGATCAAGAACGCGCCTATGTTGGTGTCGACCAGGCAGCAGTACCTGGCACAGCATCCGCTGCTCGTAAAATGGCCTCTGCAACTCAGATGATTTCTACGTCTCTGGATGCAGGCTCCAACGCTACTGATCCACTTACTGAAGCGAAAGTTTTAGCATTGCATCAGACGTGCTACGAGAACGGCTCTGATCCATCGATCCTGATGGTTAAGCCTGGCGACAGTTCAATCATTGCTGGTTTTGCTACAGCAGCGAACCGTCAGCGTGACTTCTCGCAAGATAAGACACTGACTAACGCGATTGAAGTGCTGGTGACTCCCTTCGGAACTCTGAAGGTTCAGATCAACAGAAACCTGCTCTCAACGCACGCTCTAATGATCGACCCATCCATGTGGAAGCAGTGTGTATTGCGTCCATACACTCGCACTTTGCTGGCTAAGAATGGCGACTCTGACACTCATTTCTGTGTTGGCGAAGTCAGCTTGAAGCATAGCAACTTCAGCGATGGTGGAATGATTACTGGTCTTTCTTGATCAGTAGTTAACTAATTGCGGCCAGAGTTATTACTGCCAGGTTTCCGCTCTCCTTACTGGGAGTGGTGACTCTGGCTGCATTTTTATTTTATAAAGGAAGCAAAATGTCAGACCAAATTATTCACGATGTCCAGAACAAAGTGTTGCGGGACAACGATCACGAAAACTTCAATATTGAAACCTCACAGTACATCTCACCTCAATTCATGGACCAGCTAAAGCAACAACGGAGCAACAGCCTGGGACAAACTGAGGGTGAGTACATGTCTGTCGCCAGGGTACCAGTAGCGGTCCACGAACAATGGCTACGCGAAGGTTTCGACATGATGCAAGAGCCTGCACATGCAATTGTCGCCAGGTTAAAACAGCAGAACCTTGATGGGTTCCTAACGACGAACAAGAAGGTGTAGCCAATGAGCCTTTACAAGAATATCGCTAAAAAACGAGCGCGAATAAAAGCTGGCAGCGGTGAAACTATGCGTAAGCCGAACAGCAAAGGTGCCCCCACCAATGCGTCTTTTAAGAAAGCAGCTAAGACAGCAAAGAAGAGGAAGTAACGAATGAATCTCGGCAATATCCGTATCCACTTTAAGGCCCTGCTTAATCGCAGCGATATCACCGATGCACTTGCAGATACCTTTATTGACCAGGGTATTGCCAGGGTCCAGCGTTCCCTGCGTATCCCCTCGATGGAGAAGCAGTATAACTACAGCATCACATCGCCAACGACTTCTGTGGTCCTACCCAATGATTTCCTGGAGGCTATCTCCCTGTACTTCGATGGTCGGCAGCTGGCCAAGGTAACACTCCCAGAAATCCTGGAGAGACAGCAGAACGGTGAGCAGGGGGCTCCCTTGTACTTTTGTCGCCAGGGCGGTACCTACCTTATTAGCCCGTCCCCATCGTCAGGAACTTTGAGCCTGGACTACTACGCCCAGTTCATTGACATGACAGCAGACAGCGACGAGAACATCCTGGCACAGGTTGCTAGTGATCTAATTATTTATGCTGCACTGACCTACGCCAGCGATTACTACATCGATGAGCGGTCACCAGTATTCGAGGGTAAGTTCACCCAGTTTATGGCCGAGATTCAAGAGCAGTCTAATGACGCTGAAACCTCCGGCAACATGCAAACCATCCGTCCTTCGTACCAACTTTAACCTGGAGCAACAATGGCTACTTCTTCCTTTTACTCAAGTACCGGCCCAGCTGCTGAAGATGTAACTGCACTCCAGGGTTACAAGGACCAGGCAGCAGACTCGGCAGCCGCTGCGGCAGACTCAGAAACAAATGCAGCAGATTCTCAGTCATTAGCAGCAACAGAAAATTCAGAAGCCCAGGCTGCTAAGGTTGCAGCTGAGGCAGCAAGAGATGCTGCCCTGGTAAGTCGGAATGCTGCCAATGGGTTTCAAGCTACGGCATCTAGTGCGGCTTTAACTTCAGCGGCACAGTCAGGTATCGCTGCCACCAAAGCAAACGAAGCGTCCATCTCTGAAGGAAATGCATCTACCTTCGCAGACAACGCATCCAACAGTGCAGACTCAGCAGGTAATGCACAGACTGCCGCAGAAGCTGCAAGAGATGCTGCCCTGGCAGCTTTTGATTCTTTCGATGACAGATACCTGGGACAGAAGTCCAGCGACCCTACAGTTGACAACGATGGTGATGCCCTGGTCGCAGGTACCTTGTATTTCAACACCACTACCGATGACATGAAGGTATACGAAGGGTCTGTGTGGGTTAATGCCTATGGAAACCTCACCGATGCTCTAGCAAAAGCAAATAACCTGTCTGACCTGGTTAATGCAGGAACCGCCAGGACAAACTTAGGTTTAGGTACAGCAGCAACTACAGCTGCCAGTGATTACGCTACTGCGGCACAAGCTGACCAGACTGTCGCACTAACAGGTGCGGGTGCTACTAGCATCTCTGGCACATACCCTAACTTCACGATCACAAGTACCGACACAAACACGGACACAGATACAACCTACACAGCAGGAACTGGCCTGTCGCTAACAGGCACTGAGTTTGCTAACACATCCCCAGATCAAACTGTCGCACTTACTGGCGCAGGTGCTACCAGCATCTCAGGAACCTATCCGAACTTTACAATTACTAGTACCGATAATAATACTGACACGACCTACACCGCTGGCACTGGCATAACGCTGACAGGCACAGAGTTTAGCCTGACAAACAGCACAAGCTATATGCTTAACAATGCAGATAACGACACTGTTGCGTACACAAATAAAACAACCTTTCGCTCTAACACAGACGGAGGCAGTACATCTGGAAATATGTCTGGCCTTGAGGTTTTCCAAGGCACTATCAATGCAGACGCATTTATGTCGTTTCATGTTGGCGGTGATGTCGCGGGTTACTTTGGGTTAGATGGCGCGACAAATGATTTATTCTGGGGCGGCTGGTCAAACGGGGCAGTAAAGAACAAGGTATGGCACTCAGGTAACGATGGCTCTGGCTCTGGTCTTGATGCGGATACTCTCGATGGAGTACAGGCTTCTGGGTTTATAAATACATCAGTAACCCAACCCAATAATATTGCAATTAGAAATGTCTCTCCCACGATCTATCTGCGAGACACAACTAACAACTCAGCAATGATCCACTGCAACAGTAATCTCTTTTATGTCTTGCGGGGCGGCAATGACACGACAACGTGGACACAGGTCAATGGCAGATGGCCTATGCAACTTAACCTTAGTAACAACGATGCCACGTTTGGCGGTAATGTTACAGCTTACTCGGACGCAAGACTTAAAGAAAACATTACCTCCATTGGAAACTCAATGGAAATGTTTAATCAAATAGATGCTAAACGGTACAATTGGATTGATAACGGCAAGAATGACATTGGCTTTATAGCGCAGGATGTAAAAGCCGCAGGTTTGGTTGAGGTTGTAAAAGAAGCAGAGAATCGTGATCCAGAAACAGGCGAGCTTTTTGATACTCACCTAACACTTGATTACTCCAGAATGGTCAGTGTCCTGTGGGATGTGGTCAAGGAACTCAAAGCAGAGATTGACGAGTTGAAAGGAGGTGACTGATGTCTGATATTCCAACGTCAGGTGCTATTAGTCTTAATCAAATGCACACAGAAGTAGGTGGAGCGTCAGGATCAATCGTAAGCATTAACGATGCTGATATTCGTGGGCTGATTGGTAAAGGCTCTGGAGTAACCATGTCGTTTAACGAGTGGTATGGGGCCTCTAGTTCGCTAGACACACAGTCTCTTACTATAGGAACCTATTCTCCATACACTTATTACACGGGTACTTTTTACGGTGCTGGGCGTTACGGCAGTTCCCCTTATAATTTTCAATTTGGATCAATAGTTGATGGAACAGCGGATTGGGCTGGTCAATATCTTTATCATGCAATATATGCACAAACCCCGCAACCCGTAGCGGGAAGTAGCGGAAGGCCCAAATTTATAATTAGGGTTAGAAACATAGGAAACGCTAACTCTGGTTGGAATACAGTGACCGCAAACGGACAAACATTTAGTAGATCATCTATGGCGTTTGCCAATACAGGACAAAACTTTAGCCAATGGGTTTACACATATCCTTCTTATGGCTCAACTAACGTCTTTGACAGTAACGATATTGGATCAACTTTTACGGTGGTATTTAACTGATGATTGATTACACAACAGTGACGGAAGATGGATTTACTAGAGCGTGTTTTACAGTAGATGAATCCTACTTTGAAGTTCAGATTAATGGCGTTTCAGAAGATGACATGCAAGAGTTTCTAGCTGAAGAAGTACAGAATATAAATATGTCTATGTTGTCCATTGCGGAAATGGAAGCAATGCAGGCAGCAGAGGCTGACCAGCCCGAATAACTTAATTTAAAAAGGTGACAACGCTATGACTCTACAGACATCCGGTCAGATAAGCCTCGACGATATTGGTGACGAGTTTGAAGTTGCCGCAGCTAATCGCTCCCTGGCTACCCTATCTGCCGCAGGAGGGTTTACTGCACCGCACGGCATCAAGGAATTCTACGGATTCAGCGACACCATACCAGTCAGCGGAATCGCATTTGCAGGGTTAAATTCTACCGGCACCAGCACAACCCGCTTCTATGACATAAACACTGTGTCTACTTCCGGCAACCCTACGCTGCGGATATCTTACAGCCGAGTGAGCGCAAGCAACTCAGGCCACACTGTCGGAATCTATAAGAATGGAACAAATATAAATAACTTCAACAGTGCCACGTCTTACCCTGCTTATACTGGATATTTCAGTGTATCAGTAGCTAACGGTGACCAAATACAAGTGACAGTTACAAACGCAGTGTCCGGTACATACCACCAGGCCGTTATCCAGTGGATGAACCTTGACGATAACAACACGGCACTGGCGACTGACAGTTTCAGTGTCTTTAAATCTTCCGGTTCCACTGGCGGGGGCAGCGGCAACTATGGATGCTTCCCAGCAGGCATGATGGTCACTATGGCTGACGGTTCAGAAAAAGCCATCGACACTATATCGGAAGGCGATATGGTTTTAGCTTCTGGTATGCAGTCAGCGGAAGTGCTGGATGTTTGGACAATGCCTCAAGAGTCCAGATTGATTTTCAACATCAATGGTAAGCTCAGGATGACCAAAGATCACCCGATCAAAATCATTGGCCCCACATCATCTACGTGGGCTGCAATGGACCCCGAAGCTGCTAACGAAATTCACCCCGAACTAAACATACAGCAGCTGGAGATTGGGCAGACATTGGTCGGACCTGATGGTTACAGGGAAACCGTAGAGACAATTGAAACTCAAGTCGAAGATAGCCATGTGTACAACTTGAACGTGTCTGGCGATGACACCTACTTCGTGCAAGGTTTACTTGTACACAACAAATAGGGCATACCCATGACAGATCAAGAAAAAGATATGTTAGATGCGGTGGCTGCGTCGACTGGGGTACTTTCCCTGGTCGCCTGGCTGCCGCCTGTGGCTTCCCTCTTTACTATTGTTTGGCTGGGTATCCGCATTTGGGAAACCGAAACCATTAAGACATTGACCAACAGGAGAGACGAAGAATGAACCTGGAGAGGCTCAAAGAAACTTTAAAGAAACACGAAGGCGAGAAGCTGGAGATATACAAATGCTCCATGGGCTATCAGACCATCGGTGTCGGGCATAACCTGGACACTAAGCCCATCAGTAAACGAGTGTCTGATCTGATGCTCGAAGATGACGTTGAGGATTCTATTGCAGACTGTAAAAGGAACATTAGCTTTTTTGATTCCCTGGACGATGTCTGCCAGGAGGCCCTGGTTAACCTTTGTTTCAATATGGGCATTGCCAAGCTGATGCAATTCAAAAAGACCCTGGCACACCTCCAGGATGGCAACCGCGAGAAGGCAGCTAATGAGCTATTAGATAGTCGCTATGCAACCCAGGTTGGCTATCGAGCCATCGAGGTGGCCAGCATGATTAAAGGAGAAGGCTAATGCTTACTGCATTGATTGGACCTGTCACTGGTTTACTAGAGCGTGTGATCCCAGATAAAACTGAAGCCAACCGGCTGGCACACGAAATTACCACCATGGCCGAGAAGCAAGCGCACGAACTATCCAAGGCACAACTTGAAGTAAATAAAGAAGAGGCCAAGCACGAAAGTATTTTTGTCAGCGGCTGGAGGCCAGCAACCGGCTGGTGCATTGTCAGTGCCATGTGCGGCAACTTTATGATCATCCCGTTCACCAACTTTGTGATGGAGTTGATGGAAAAAGACATTGTCATACCACTGATTCCAATGGACACAATGATGCCCGTGCTGTTAGGCATGCTCGGTCTAGGTGGACTCAGAACCTATGAAAAGACCAGAAAGTAGGGAGAGCATATCCAACCAGGATACCCGCTATGGTTTTAGAAATCGGCACAGCTGTGTCTATGTGCAGCCAAGCCTTCAAAGTAATAAACAAGGGCCTATCAACAGGCCACTCGGCCATGGACCTCATGGATCGGTTCTCGCAGTTTTATGACGGCAAAGATCAAATCACAGCTATGGAAGCTGCAAGTAAAGAGAAACCTCTATTGGGTGTCGGCAGCGTAGAAGGCCAGGCATTGCAAATAGTTGCTGCCAAAGCAAAGACAGCTGAGATGGAAAAGCACCTACGTGAAATTATCTTGATCACCGTGCCCAATGGCCAGCAGTTTTACTCTGACATGCTGAGGGAGCGCAGGAACATAAGGCAGCGGATCATTGGAGACGCTCGTCGCGCAGCTGCACGGAAGAAACATATCATTAATGTGCTAATGGTCAGCAGCCTTTGCGGCCTGGTTGTCGCCATCTACTCTGTTCTGGCAGCTGCAATCATAAATAGTTAAGCGTTCGACACGATGCATTTATATGTACGTAAAAGCGTACTCTTTGCACACTTCTGTGCGCTTGATATTAAACTTAGATAAGGAGACACAGATGGCGGGTAAAGGTTCAGCCCCACGACCAATCCCTGACCAGGAGACTTTCGCGTCCAACTGGGACCAGGTGTTTGGCCGGGCTAAAAAGCAAAAGAAGTGCAGTAACTGCGGACAATACTTTGAGACTGACCAGGCAAGCAGCTGCCACCAGGGCGAATGTCCTAAAGCTCCGATCCATTGATAAACAGCAGATGTTTTATCCTATGCCCCAAGGCCACCCTGGTCCTGGGGCAAAAGAGCCTGGATCGGTGTTTTTTTATTTTGTCCACCCTTATCACCGAATGTTGCAACGGGCCACAGTTTTCCATATACTCTGGTTAATCCGATGACTCGAACCAATCGATTATGAGTCGACTGCTCTAACCAACTGAGCTATGGGCCCTTCGAGGCCGCGAGTTTACGTCATCGGATACATGTTAATCAAATGTATCTTGAGGGAGATGACGAATGACTACACTC